GGCCGGCCCTTCTATCTTAAATGGATCACTCATCCCCACAGTCTCCCGATGATGCGATGATATTTGCCATCGCGTTTGTATGTGATGTCCGCTGGCGGCCTTGAGGCATTCATCACGGCAGCGGCGCCGTCGAGCGTAATGCCTTGCCTCAACTGCGCGCCAGCACTGCTGGCAATGATGCCAAGCGTCGCCACCGCCTTTTCACCGGCGTAGCCGCCGTGCGTAACCGGAAAATATTCCTCGACCAGCGGATCGCTCAGGCCGCCATAATACGACACGGCCAGCATTTCCTTGCCACTGGCGCGGCTCGTGTGTTTGCGCCACCTCCACTCCGTAACCGTCATCTCCTGCACATCGACGCCCATGATGTCGTCGTGGTGCAGCTCCAGCTTGGGCTTCTCGGGTGCTGGAAACGGCGTATCACAGGTCGGGCAGACCTTGGCGCTGATGTGCACCAGCTCATTGCAGGCATCGCAGACCTTGACCGGTGCCTCGCCATTGCCCTTGCCTGCCTTTTTGGGCGGCTCCACAGCGGTGATCGGCCCATGCGCCTGCACCACCCCCGCAAAGTCCAGCACCAAGCAGTGATCGGTGTGGCTCTTCACGCGCATCCCGCGGCCAGCCATCTGGACATACAGGCTGGCGCTCATCGTCGGCCGCAGCATGGCAATCAGATCGATGTCGGGATAGTCGAACCCGGTCGTGAGGACGTTTGCGTTTGTCAGCGCCCGCAAGCGGCCGGCCTTAAAATCCGCCAGTATCTGCTCGCGATCGGCCTTTGGTGTTGTGCCCACCACGCAAGCCGCCGGAATCCCGCGTTGGTTCAGCAGCGCCGCGATTTGCTCGGCATGGTGGACGCCGGCGCAAAAAAACAGCCACGCCTTGCGCCCTTCCGCCCGATCGATCACCTCGTCAACCACGGCGACGTTGTTCTCGTCGGTATCGATCACCGCCTGCAGCTCGCTCTCGATATACTCTCCGCCCCGCTTGTGGACGCCGCTCACGTCGAACGTGGCATTGGTGGGCTTGCTACGCAGGGTGGAGAGAAACCCTTTGTAGATCAGTTCCGCGATCGACACCGGCTCGATCATGGCGTGGAACAGGGCCGGTGCATCAGTGATCAGCCCGTGGCCCAGCCGGTATGGCGTGGCTGTCAGGCCCACGACGCGCAGCGCCGGGTTGATGGCGGTGAGGTCGGCCAGCAGGTGACGATAGCTGCCCTCGTCTTTGTGCGACACCAGATGGCACTCGTCGATAATGACGAGATCAATGTGGCCTAGTTGCTGCGCCTTACTCCGCACCGATTGAATGCCGGCGAACGTGATTGGCTCGCCGAGGCGCTTGCTTCGCAGTCCGGCGGAATAGATGCCCATCGGCGCGTTAGGCCAATGTTCGCGCATTTTGGCAGCATTCTGCTCGATAAGCTCCTTGACGTGGGTCAGCATCAAGACGCGCGTCTCCGGCCAGTTTTGAAGCGCATCTTTGCACAGCGCCGCCACGATGTGGCTTTTGCCGGAGCCGGTTGGCAGCACCAGACACGGGTTGCCAGCGTTGCCCGCAGCGAACCAGCCATACAGCTGGTCGATGGTGTGCTGTTGATAGTCACGGAGCATTGAAAGCCTCCACTGCTGCAATGCGCTCTCCAATCCAGCGCATCACCGGCACCGCCATACTGTTGCCCAGCGCCTTGTATCGCGGGCCATCAGGGCATTGATCAGCGGGCTTGTTGCGATACGGGATCAGCGTCCAATCATCAGGAAAACCTTGCAGGCGTTCGCATTCGCGCGGGGTGAGGCGGCGGACGGCGGATGCAATCGCTACAGATGCGTGATGCCGACGCGTTAAAGTTGGATTGACGCCGCTTGTGTCTGGAGTTGCAAAAGACATATTAGCTTCAAACGCCACCGCAGGTGGATGCGCGCCTGCGGCCAGTGGGTGGCACGGATCGCCGGATTGCGGGTTGCTGTAGTTGTGCGGGCTGCTGATCTGGGTGGTGTCAAACGGCGTGACGACGAAGTCGCCGCTCTGATTGCCGCTCACTGGGCCTCCCGCCATGATCGGCTGCGCCACGCATGACGCCGTGTCCTGATCGTTTCGGGCGGCAACGGTCTTTGACACGCCATCGGTTTCCGATTGGTTGTACGCGTCAAACGCGATCACGTTTTCGTCTTTGTTGTGCCCGGTGGCGGCATTGGCCAGCGATGCCGTTATCGCATTGGCAACGGCTGGCACGAACAGCGGGCAGCCTGCGTTGACGTGCTGATCCTCTAGCCCTTGCTTGGCGCCGAACGCTGCGTTGAGTGTGGGCGCTATGTCTGTGGGCCATGGGCAGTCTGTGAAATCACCGGGAAATCCGCTGCACTGATTAGCGCCAACCGTAAGGCTGTCGGCAACTCTTTGCCCCTTTTCTCGGCGCGGCGCAGGATGCCCCGACATGCTGTGGCGCTCAAAAAGAACCGCTGCGGCAGGTCGCCAGTCTCCAAGATATCCGACAACGAACACACGACGGCGGCGCTGGGCCACTCCGAAGAACTGAGCGTCAAGCACTCGGTAGGCGAACCCATACCCGAGTTCGCCCAAGCCCCCGAGTATGGAACCAAAGTCCCGTCCGCCGTTGCTTGACAAGACGCCGGGGACGTTCTCCCAAACCACCCATCTGGGCCGCTTTCGGTCAGCAAGCCTAAGAAACTCAAGGGCCAAGTTGCCACGGTCGTCATCCAGTCCGCCTCTGAGGCCAGCGACGCTGAACGACTGGCAGGGGGTTCCTCCGACAAGAAGGTCAATTGCTCCATATTGATCTGCTCCTATGGTGGTGAAGTCGCCGTGCAGTGGCACGGTTGGATAGTGATGCGCCAACACGGCGCGCGGAAATGGCTCAATCTCACTAAAAAAAGCAGGCTGCCAGCCAAGCGAATGCCATGCGGCGGTTGCGGCTTCGATGCCGCTGCAAACTGATCCGTATTTCACGCCACTACCTCCGCTTCAGGGAACACCCGCTTCACATTCTCAACTTCGTCGGTCCCGCACACGGCCGGGTTCGCCAGTATCTCGCGGCTCTTGTATGCAGTCGCGCTGTTCTCGACCACGCGATCGCCGATGCGCCACATGACGCTGTGGCCGTCCTCGCTGGGGATCATTGGCCACGGCACCAGATCGGGGTGGATGATGTGATCATCGCAGCCGGTGTGCTGGAAATCGACCGGGATGTGGTCGGCCTCGTGCCGCTCGCAGCGCCAAGTGCTGTCGGGTTTCGCCGTCGCATGCGCACATGTGCGGCAATTCACTTCCTTCGTCGGCTGTGATTTGTGGCACACCTCATGCGCCGGGCAGAAGCGGCACTGGTACCAGCTAGGATCGGTGCTGATGGGTGGTGGCATGCGATCCGCCAGTGTGATGCGCCGGCCGCGCTCCACCGCTCTGGTGGCAACGTCAGGATCGTATTTGATGCGCTCAATATGGAGCCGGTCATCGTCCTTGCAGACCGCCACATAGAGCGCGCGGTCAATGTTGGTGCCGTGCATGTAGACCTGCATCTGGACGAAGTGCATCGGCTTGGATTTCTCAACGCCTTGCTTGACCATGTCATCAAAGCTCTTTTTCGAATGCGTCTTGAACTCGGCAACGTGGCGCTTTGTCGGCGCCTCTGGCACGCCGCTCTCAATGACGCCGTCTAAGCTGCCGGAGACGTGGCTGCCAAAATCGACCCGTTGCTGGCTCGATCGCACGTCTATCCCGACGTTGCGCAGGTCACGTATGATGACTGCCTCCTCGTTCTGGCCGCGGCGGAACAGGCGCAGGATGCGTCCCTCGAACGCCTCCACTACGGCCCAGCGGAACGACAGCCACAGCCATCGATCGCAGGGGTGGCCCAGCAGGCTGCACCCCAGATGCGGGCGCGGCTTCTCGCTCTGCGATTTATGATATTGGTCGATCAGGTGCGGTATGGTATTTATCGGTTCGGGCAATTTCATGTGCCTGTCTCTCGCTGCTGCGGTTGAGGCGTCCCCCCGGCTCCAACCCCAAATGGCCGGGGGGACAAACTCACTTACTTAGCCCAAGGCGGCTTGGCGCTTGCGCTGGCTGGCGCGGCCGATGCGGAACCCGGCGCCTTCGGCATCGCCGGCGTTGAGCCGCCGATCGCCTTCCAGCCCGCGATCTCATTACGGTCCTGCGTGTAACCGTTGGCAATGTCCTTGGCGCTCGCCTTCTTAATGCGCACCTTGATGCAGACATTGCCGCCGATCAGCTCGTCGGAATCCTGCACCCGTTGCAGGCCAATGGCGCGCATCAATTCGCCCAGCTGCTCACGG